GTTATATACCGTTGGCAGATTGGGTGGTTGAGTCTAATATCTATTTAGGCAAATCATATAGCACGGTGATTGCAGAGCCGACACCAATCAATAGTTTAATAAATGAAATATTAGAGCAGACCGGCTCAAACATGTGGTGGGACAGTAGCGCATCATTTATCAGGTGGTCAGTTTTAAAAAATACAGACCCGTCGGCTTTTGAGTTTAACGAGTCAAATTATCTTCAAGGCTCTTTTAATATTGCCGACCAGCTTAATAAAAGGGTTAGCCGCGTAATTGTAAACTATGGCCAAATAAACCCGCTGTTAAATTTAACGGATGAGCGGAATTACGCGTCAAGCCTGTTAAATATTGATTTAGAATCTGAAGCATTTTTCAATAATACGCCAGCTTATAAGAACATCTACAGCCGGTGGATTGATGGAGATCTAAGAGACTCCGCGACATTTGTTGCTAACCTAATATTGCAAAGATATTCAACGCCTCCAAGAAAGCTAGGCTTTAAAATATTGCGCGATTCTATTAGTTTAATGCCTGAGCTTTCGGGTTCATATAATCTTAAAAATTTATACGTTCAAGACTTTACCGGGGCGCAACAATCATTGCCGGTTCAGGTTACATCGGTGAATCCTGGTGATTCGACAATAACTGTTAACGCGGAAGAGGTTACATTTACTGAGATAATTCCACCTGAGCAAAATGTGGTCAATCTTTTTCCGACGCCTAATTATATTGGTTACAATATATATGACAGAACAGTGGTTGATCTTGGTGGAGCGCCCATTGCGGCGACAGTAGTTAATGTTTTTGTATCTGAGAATTTTATTCTTGGCTCAATGACAACCGGCAGCGGGTGGCCAGCGGGTGCGACTATAAACCTATACGTTCAGCCTGGTGCTAAGATTCTAGGCCCTGGCGGGAATGGCGGCAGTGGTGGTTCGGCTATTGCAAATGTTGAGCTAAAAAACAGGGCGGTTCCTTATCCTCCATTTTTGGAACCATATTTCGCTATTACAGCAAACACTACAACATCGCCAACAGGAGGCACCGCAGGCGGCACAGCTTTGGAAATATTGCACCCAATGAATATAACTAATAATGGCATAATTGGCGGTGGTGGCGGCGGTGCTGGGGGTGCAGGTGGAGCAGCGGCGGCGCTTACGTTCACTCCAGAATACAATGGCTATCAAACAGCATTGGCGGCAATTGGCGGCAATGGTGGAGGCGGCGGCGCTGGATTCCCTGGCGGCACTGGCGGGCAGGGCGGGACACAAGACGCCTATGCTTTTAAGAAGGTTTTTGCAGGCCCTGGTGATTTTACAATAGAAAGATACGACGAGCCTAGTTTGTATCTTGGCCCTATTACATTGCCAGGTGCTGCAAAAGATGGCGGTATTTTAGACGGCGGCTTGGATAAATCGACAGCATTTCAAAATAGCTCTAAACTCTTAAACTATCCTGCTTCAACGCCTAGAATCAACATTCTTGCAAAAAGCCCAGATACTAATACCGGGTTTGGGCACGGCGGAGATCTTGGGGATTCTGGGCAGCCGGGCGGTGATGGCATTGCAATCTATTCAGTTGTAGCATTACCCAATAATAACCTTCAGCATGAAGAGAACTCAGAAAACGGCGCAACCGCAGGCGCCGCAGGCGCAGCAATAAACACGAACGGAAATACAGTAACCTATTTAATAACCGGCGACATAAGAGGCGCAATAATATGAGTTTACCAATCTACCAACGAGTCGCCGTAACAGATGCAGGGGATGTTATCCCAGGCGCTGAATATACGGTCATCAATGAAAATACAGGCGTGGCAGCTCCGATCTATTCGGATCGGACAGGCGCTACTTTATTAAGCGCACCATACTTTGCCGACTCTGTTGGTACCATCCAGTTTTTCATCGCGCAGGGTACGACATTCCGTGTCGCAGCTTCCGGCGGTGTGGGCACTTATACGGACCGTTATGTTTATGGTGTGGCTGAAGCGGTTTTGGTACAGGCTGATGGCAGCGCTACTATAAACCGAGTCGGTTCAGATGGGGTGCTTCTTGATTTAAAGAAAGATGGCACAGCCCTTGGCAGTATTGGGATAAAATCAGGTGCTCTACTTGTAGAAAGCGCCACTTGTGGTTTATGGCTTAATGGGTCTTCTGACCTAGTAATAGCAACAGACGGGAATGGTGCAGGCACAAACGGCGCTATGGACTTAGGAGGCTCAGGCAACCGCTTCAAAGACCTCTACCTATCCGGCACTGCTAATGCCAATGCGCTTAGCACTCCATATGCTGGTAAAATAGGTTTTAACACCTCTGAAAGTTTTACATTAAACGGGCAAGATACACCACAATACGGAATGGGCCGTGCGGCGGTTGCATCTCCTATGGGGATATCTGGTTATTATGGAATTGCATTTGCTACGGCAGTAACCGAGCGTATGCGAATCGCATCAAACGGTGATTTTTTTGTTGGGTGTACCTCGCAACCTACAGGCGGCGCAAGCACGGGCTTTTCTATTACAGATAATGGCGGGAAGCAACAGACAACCCACGGAGTTGCGGGAACCGCCAATTCATATGTTTCTGCTTTTTACAATGCAAATGGAAAAGTCGGCGGTATTCGTGTTAATGGGTCTGCAACGGCATACGACACATCCTCTGACTATCGCTTAAAAGAAGATGATGTACCGATGACCGGTGCTACTGAGAGAGTTAAATTACTGCGTCCGATTAACTTTGCGTGGAAAGTGGACGGTTCCAGAACCGATGGATTCTTTGCGCATGAAGTTCAAGAAGTAGTGCCTGAATCAGCAGGCGGCTCTAAAGACGCAATGAAGGTTGAAGAGTATGAAGTCACTCCGGCAGTCTATGAAGATGTGACTACTCCAGCGGTTGAAGCCGTTTTGGGCGAAGACGGCATGGTTATCACTGAAGCTGTAGAGGAATCTACCGAATCTGTTTTAGTCACAGAGGCTGTAATGGCTACGCGTTCAGTTCCAGACTACCAAGGCATTGATCAGAGCAAATTGGTTCCGCTGCTAACGGCAACCATTCAAGAGCTTATTGCTCGCATTGAAATCTTAGAGGCTAAATAACATGACTACATTTAACTGGACAATCTCCACACTAGAATACGACCTGACAGAAAACAACTCTGTCATTACTGCGCACTGGCGCTGTACAGCTACTGATGACGCTGGCGAGTTCAGTGCAGGCAGCTATGGCACTTGCGGATTTAGCGCAGATCCAGAGGCTACCGACTTCGTGCCTTATGCAGAACTTACCGAGGAAATTGTTCTCGGTTGGTGCTTTGAAGATGGCATCGATCAGGAAGCTACAGAGGCAAGCTTGCAGGCTAACATTGATCTACAAATGGCACCGGTGCAGGCCTCCGGCGTCCCGTGGTAACCAGTGGAATCTGTTAGCCTCTTAGAAATAATCCCGGCGCTCTGGCCAATCATCGTCGGGTTTGTTGGCCTAATATTTTGGCTGGCCAAAAGCTACGCGGACATTGAGACTTTGAAAGAGAAGGTCAAAGTGTTGTATGACCTGTATAATAGTAAAAACTAATTAATCAACCATGGCTTCTGTTTATGACCGATCATACTTTATTATCAGAAAGGCTAGAATCCCATATACAAAGCCAGATCAAATCTAATGATCGGATTGAGCTGGCACTTATTAAACTGGCTGAACAAATGGCGACGTTTATGCAATTCCAGACGCGGGCAGAAGAACGCCAAGACCGTCAAAATGAGTTCAAAGAAGAGACCAAAAAGAACATCATCGCTATAAATAAAGAGATCCGATCTGTGCGCGAGTATGAGCTGAAGCCGCTTATCATCGCTGTTGAGAAAAACAGCCTGATTTCAAAGGCAGTGGTTGCTGTTTCGTGCCTAGTGATTGGATCTGGTTTGACATTTTTTATCGGGAGCTAACATGAGCCTAAAGCGCGACGAATGGCCAGCAAAGGCTATCGGATTCATGGCAACAGAGGTCATCGAGATGGCCCAGAAGATCCGCGAGATCTGCAATACTGCAATGGTGCCAAGCCCAGACCCTGAGGCACACGTTCGCTTTACGGGCGGTTCTAGTCTCCATTGTGTCGGTGCTGATGGTGGCCTAAAGTCGCAGGCGACTGACTTGTTTATCCTAGATAACACGGCATCCGCTAAAGTGTGGGCATTAGTCCAATCGGTCGAAGCTGTCGGCGGTTTTGGTATGTATTTTGACACTCATCTTGGCGGCGAGAAACAGACGTTGATCCATATCGATACACGCGATGAAAGGTTGCTATGGATGTGCCCAGATGAGCCGAAACGCCGTTACGTCTATTACAATAACAACCCGGTTTACTTCCTGAATCTGCTGTCTAAAGAGCTGGCCAAGCTATGAGCGACCGATTCAATACAGCATTAGAACCGTTCTGGCTGTTCCTAGAAAAGGGCATGATTGTTCGCCGTGGTGTCCTTTTTGTCGCTATTTGGATGACGTTAGACTCATATGCTTGGGCCAAGATGTACGCGTATAACCCGGACCCGGACCCGTTGATCTATGCTGCGCTGCTGGGTGTACCGTCTGCGCTTTTGGCCGCTGCGCTTAAATTTTATAATGATGGGCGGAAGGTGGTGGAGAAATGATTGCAGAGCTAAGCTCAATCCTGGCATCCAGTGCAGCGGGTTCATTAATCGGCGGCGTGTTTAGTTGGTTGAATCGCAAAGAGGAAGCGAAAGAGCGCGCCAGCGAGCGTGAATTCAAGATAGCGATGATTGGCGCTAATGCTAACGCCGCTGAGATGGCATCTGAAGCACGAGCATTTGAAGAGTCACAGAAGACTGTCGGTAGTGTTGGCAGTGCTATTAAAAGCGCAGTGAGGCCAGTCATAACGGCGGTGCTGCTATACCAGACCTACATGATACTGACCGGCCTTGAAGCGATTGTCGGCGGCATTGAAGCCCTAGGCGATGGTGAAGCGCTGCAACTTTACCGCGACATTGTGTTAAATATTATATCTCTGACTGCGACATCCGTGTCGTGGTGGTTCGGCGCCAGACCTAGCAACCGGGGCAAATAACTAACGCCAGGCTTTGGTGCTAAGCTGGTCGGTTTTCTTTTCCCGTAGGTTTTCCACCAGTAGCGAATTGTCGATATGCTCGCGAGTGTTTACGCAACGTGAGCTGCGCGTATGTCGTTTCGTTCCGCCGCAAAGTTCGCACACTTTACCCTCAAAGAATTTTAAACCTTGTTCCAAGGCATCGGCGCGTGCGTATAATTTTTCGGCGTCTGAGCGCAGGTCAGCGGGTGTTACTTTTGCATAGTTCATTTTGTTATTTTCCATAGTGAGTTTAATTTAGAGTGATCCGGTCGGCTTAGTTCGCTGCGCGCAGTAACCTGCCTGTACTTTTCTTCGCATGGCTGGCAGCTTAAATGCCGCTTTCCGCTTTTGTGATTCAAGTACAGCGGTGCTGCAACTATTTTGCCGCACGAGTAGCATGGTTTTTTATAAGGTAGTGGTCTAGCCATTACAGCGCACCCGTAGAGCCGAAACCGCTTTCGCCGCGTTCGGTATCGTCCAAGTCTGTGACTTCCAAAGATTCAAGCATTACCGGCACGACTACAAGCTGCGCGATGCGTTCACCTGGTTCGACTCTAAAAGGAACGATGTCGGTGCTGTGGACTGTTAGGACAACCCGGATTTCACCCCGATAATCGCTATCGATAACGCCTGCCATAGTATCTACGCCTCTGCGCACAGCAAGGCCGCTGCGAGGCTTTATAAGGCCCACAAATCCCTCGGGGATAGCAACAGCAATGCCGGTGCTAATCACCACTACCTGCCCGAAATGGACGCGGGCAAGGTCATGGTCAGAATATATATCAAACCCGGCAGCACCGTCGGTTTGTCTTTCTGGAACTACTGCTGTTTCTGTTAGTCGTTTGAATTTGATCATTAGGCTAAACCTTTAATAAGACTTGAGGGAATATGGTTTCAATGTTCGCCAATACTGCCAGCAAAACAACTACAGTCGTATAAATAACCAGCGCGCTATAGAGCGCCCAATACCATTTCATCTGTTCGACATATATGCAAAAAGAAACTTGAACACAAAACATCATTACCGACAGCGTTATCATAATTTGTAATATTGTCATAATAGTTCACCTTGAATTTCAGTTGATGCTTCTTTCTTGGAATACTTATCTAATGACCAGTTTGCGCTTTTTGT